ATCGATGAGCAATATAGACAAGATCAAGAAGGAATTAAAGAATTAATTAGAGCAGCTATTAATGAAGAAGATTATGGCTCATTTGATTACTTTTGGAGAAACCATCAAAGACTTGTAATGTCAGTCCTTGGTGCACATCCAAATACGCTACCTAACTTGTTACCAACAAATCAAGATTCTGAAATGAAACGAACAAAGAACAACTTGTTAGATGCAATTACACAAAAAATAACATCAAATTATGTCGAAATTTATAATACCCATGGAATGAATATCGCTTTAGCACTTGGAGGAAGAAAATTTGTAACAGTATCACACACCACACCTGATGTAGGATTTAGATCTGTTGTAAAATTCCATTCCAATGGCAAAGATCATCAAGCAGAAGTTATATGTACACGAATTAATCGTGTTAGGGATTTAGCATTTTATGAGTGTAAATCTAAAATTCCTGAATTTAGAGATATTACCAATATGTTAACGGATGAAGAAATCATTGCTGAGATGGAGTCAGGAACTATTATCAAACCAAGTGGAAATCACCATTCGGCTCCTCTGACATATTATCCAAAATTATCGGCTAAATTAGTTGATAAAAGCAATGGGCTAAAGCTTTGGGATTGTGATGAAAAAATTATCACAAGCTCAACACTAGGACTTCAATTACCAGCTGTTGTTCAACTAGGAGACTGTGGAACAGTATTAGTAGGTTATTCAAATAATACATGGCATATTATTGCAATACATATTGGCATTCAAATAGGTTGTGTATATTTTGCCACACTTACTAAGAAAGATCTTAAATTCCTAGAAAACAAACCCAATGCAGTCAATGAAGAAGCAGCCATTCTGAATTTAATTGACAAGAAAGAATATGTCTTGGACCAATATATGCTATCATTATTAAAGACCAAATTTGAACCATCAAGATATGAAAGTGATAATCATGGATTAAAAGTCTTGGGATACAATCCAAATCTGAGACTGTACTCACGACCAGAAAGTAGAGTAAAATTCTACAATGCACCATCACCACTTACCACTGATTATTTACCAGCAGCAACTAGCTTAGCCTATGTAACGGATTTTAGTGATTTAGCAGTTGACAATCAAGGTCGTCCTGATCCATTATGGACTCAATGCGTAAATTACACACTAACGCATGAAAATTCAGGAAAATGGGATCAACGTATTTACAATTACGTTGAATTAATAATGACCCAAAAGATGAAAGAAGA